GCCAGCGATCGATGCACTGTGGAGTAACGATCAGTTACGCCACCACATCCTCTCGCGAGGATGTACCGATAAGATTGTTTCCCTTGATAGGGAAACTTTCGATTCGGAGGTGCGATCAAGAATAAAGCTCGTCGATCACAATTTAGTTAGTTTTGTACCAAAGAATGCTAAGACCGACCGGTCCATAGCAATCGAACCATTGCTTAACGGGTTCCTCCAGAAGGGGATCGATAGTCAGCTGCGTAAGAAACTTCTACGAGCTGGGTACGACCTCTCCGATCAGACCCGGAATCAGCGCCTTGCCAGAATAGGATCAATAAGTGGTAAACTCTCCACTCGCGATCTGTCATCTGCCTCGGATAGCATATCCTTAGCATTATGCAAGGTGTTGCTCCCCAGCTCGTGGTTCTCGCTTCTCGCGAGAGCTCGCAGCACGCATTATGATCTTGCGGACAATAAAACTCCGTACGAAAAGATCACTAGCATGGGGAATGGTTTCTGCTTTCCACTTCAGACCCTTCTTTTTGCAGCTGCTGTTGCTGCGTCTAATTGGGCATCTGGTACCGAGGACAAACGGCATGCTGTCTATGGGGACGATATTATCATATCCTCAGAGTCGGTTGTCATCCTCGATACCCTCCTGGTATTCCTGGGGTTCACTGTGAATAGAGAGAAATCCTTTTCTAGTGGACCCTTCCGGGAGAGTTGTGGTGCAGATTGGTACGACGGACAGGACGTGAGACCTGTGTACTTGGATTATCATCTTTCACAAACTCAACAACTGATGATTTTCCACAACGCGACACTGAGGAATGCAAGGTGTGAACTTTTCTTCCGAAAAGTGCGTCACCTCCTCAGAGAAATGGTACCACCACATGAGAGGTTAATGCGCCCATTCCGGGAGCATTCGCCGATCTTACATGATCGTACCATCCACATAACAGCCCTGTATAACATTAATGGGGCCTTTGACGTCGATGTTGACGTGTTTATGTGTTCGCGAGGAGCATACTGGAATCGTAAAGAGCAGCGATGGGGTTGGACCGAATTTAGGTTCCGCCCTGTCGAAGATTTACGATGCTACACCAGCCATGCACAGTACTTACTCTTCCTTGGGGGTCAAATCCAAGGTCGAGCTTCCGTGCGGTTCGCCGCAACTAGGTCCAGAGTCAGACTCTGAGATCATCGACGCCGACTGGGATAGTCGGTTTTCGTTAACACTAGCATAAAGAGGAG